GCTGGATAAGGACTTCGACGCCATCAAGACTGCTCTCCAACGCCCTATGCTTGCTGGAAAAGACGCAGTAGCGGATGAGAAGAAGGCTGTGTTCCTGAGGTGGATGCGTGGCGAAGCATTGACTAAGGAAGAGAAGGCGCTCGTTTCTGATGCTACTGGACAGATTCTCATTCCCGAAGCACTTGAGGCCGAAATTTACCGCTCCCTGCCCAAGATCACCATTATCCGCAGCCTTGCTACGGTGCGGCAGATTAACACCGACCGCATCCGGAAGCGAAGCCTGACTGAGGTGCGAGTGGGCTGGGGCAAACTCGAGACGGGAACTAACCTAACAGAGTCGACGTTGACTCCTTCCGACGACTATCAATATGTTGAGGACCTCTATGGTCTCACCAAGATCGGCGAGGACGAACTGATGGACACTGATGTGTCGCTGGAGAGCATCGTGGCCGACTCCTTCACCAGGGCGATTGCTGAGGCCGAGGACACTGCTTTCGTCGTCGGTCGCGGTCACACCTATAAAGAGCCAGAGGGCATCCTCAACGACAGTGATGTAGAGGTCGTCGAAGCTGGGCAGGTTGGAGCCATTACCATTGACGATGTGATCTCTCTCTGCTATGCACTGCCTCCTCAGTACAGGAAGAACGCTGTGCTCATCATGAACTCCCAGACCGAGAAGGCCCTGCGCCTACTCAAGACCACTGATGGCGTTTACCTCTGGCAGCCCAGCCTCCAGGCAGGAGCCCCAGCAACATTCAACGGGTACCCGGTCTATAACCAGGACGACATTCCTACCATCCCCCAGGCCGGCACTGAAGCCAAGGTCATCATCTTTGGTGACATCAAGGCTGGGTATCGGGTGCTTGACCGCCTTGGCGTGACGATCCAGCGTCTGACCGAGCTCTACGCCGAGCAAGGCCTTGTTGGCTTCAAGGTCCACTTCCGCGTTGGTGGCGGAGTGATTCGCCCCGACGCCATCAAGGTCCTGATGGTGCCCGAGGCATGAAGGTGCGAGTACTCCGGAGCATAGCCACAGGGAGCCGGGTCTATGCGCCCGGCTCTGTCATTGAAATAGACGACCTACTCGCTGAGGCATGGCTTCGGGCCGGCGTGGTTGAGCTGGACACCTCTTATGAGCCAGAGGAGGTAAAAGAAGAGGATGTTCCTTCAGAAGATTGGACTGAGAGAGGAGTTACCACTTCTCGAACAGGCAAAGCAGCATCTCCGAGTAGACGGAAACGAAGAGGATAGCTACATTACCTCCCTCATTACTGCCGCCAGAGAAGCAATTGAGGATTACACTCTCTCCTCGATTGCACTTCAGGAGTTGGAGGCACGGTACAACAAAGTGAATGGTGTTCTACTCCTTCCCAGACCACCCATCCAGGAGATCATCTCTGTAACAGTTGACGGAGTGGATGTAACTGAGGCGTGCTCACTCATCAGCACAAGGGCTGTCTACTTTGACCAACCGTTTCAGGCTTCAAGACCTGGTGGTGTGGTGATAAGGTATGTTGCTGGGTATGCGGACGTTCCACAGGTATTGAAACAGGCTATCCTCCTCCTTGTAGCCCACCTCTATGAATCAAGAGAGGGTCAGGCTCCAGAGGTCAAGTACAATGCTCAGATACTGTCAGGAGTAAGTCTCCCTCCAACTGTAACACAGCTTGTGTGTAGGTACAGAGTGTGGCTGGTATGAGAACTGGAGATCTTCGCCACCGCATCACACTTCAGGAATTGGTAAGCATTCCAGACGGAATGGGTGGTTTCTCTGAAGGGTGGCAAGATGTGGCCACTGTCTGGGCTTCTGTAGAACCCCTGCGTGGCCAGGAACGCTACCTTGCCCAGCAGGCCGTTCAGGAAATCACCCATAAGGTTACCATCAGGTACCGCAAGAGTGTGTCACCTAAAATGCGGATTCTGTTTGGTAACCGTGTTCTTTCGATCGTAGCCATCATCGACCCTGGTGAACGGCGCAGGTGGCTTGAACTTCTGTGCTTGGAGGTTACATCATGAGCGTCAAACTTACCGTCAGAGGAGTCGAAGCAGCCATTGCTGTAGTAAAGGCTAAGGCCCAAAAGTACGTGGAAAAGGCTTCCCAAACTGTCGCTGAATCAGCCCTGAACGTTGCGCGGGAAGCGAAGAACCTTGCCCCAGTGAGAACTGGGTATCTCAGGAATTCCATCCAGGTTGAGTTCCCGGAAAAACTCAAGGCTTACGTTAAAGCTTATGCCTCCTATGCCCATTTTGTTGAGTATGGCACCAGAAAGATGAGTGCCAGGCCCTTCATGCGCCCGGCCGTGGAAATGGTGCGGTCAAGGCTTAGGAGTGGCAGGAAATGACAGGCGCTGTTCAGAAAGCAGTTTACGCTAAGCTCTCACAGTCACTCTCTGTTCCTGTTTATGATAGTGTTCCTCATGGCGCCCAACTCCCCTACGTTGTCCTTGGTGAGGACTTTATCACCGACTTCTCAACCAAAGACATCTTTGGGGAGAACTGCCTCCTATCCCTTCACGTGTTCAGTGGCTACCGTGGAATGCGTGAGGTCAAGGAAATTGTGGACATGGTAGTGGATGCCCTGCGTAATGGGGTCCACTCAGACACATTTGTGGTTGCTTTTTCAGGGCTGGATAACATCCGCTTTTTCAAAGAAGAAGATGGTATCCAGCATGGTGTTGTACAAATTCGCATGAAAATCTTAAGGCGGGGTGAATGAACATGGCAACTCGAGGCGTTGACGTTCTGATCTATGTCAATACTGGTAGTGAGACAAATCCGACATGGACGGCAATTGGTGGACAGAGGAACGCAACACTCACAGAAACGGTTGAAACGATTGACATCAGCACCAAGGACTCCGAGTGGCAGGAATTTGAGTACGCTCTTGGAACCTGGACGCTGTCCTGTGACGGCATCTATCTGGACAACGATGTAGCGCTCGAGAAACTCATTTCTGCCCTCAGGAGCCGTGCGAAGGTCAAGGTGCGGATCAAGGAAGGTGAAACCTTCACTCAGGAGGGGCTTGCTCTGGTTACCAGTGTCGAGCGCGCTGCTCCTTATGATGACGTCAAGACCTATTCTGTCGAGCTCCAGGGAGTTGGCCCGCTGACAACTCCTAGCACTTGAGGTCTGAGGTGACAAAATATGCCTAAGGCCTTCACGAAGATCAAGCTCGATAAGGAACGCACGTTGAGATTCACCGTTAAATCACTCCTTGAACTTGAGGAACACTTTGGTAGGCCTTACCACCAGTTCAAACCTGAGGAGTGGACCTTGAAGGACCTCGCCTTCATCCTGGCGTGTGGGCTGAAGCACGAAGACCCTGAAATGAACCTTGACAAAGCTGCCGAACTTATGGATGAGGCTGAGGATCTTGGCTATGTCTTTGAGAAACTTGCTGAGGCCTACACTTCAGCATTCGTAGGAAAAAAGGGGGCGAAGAGTCAGGATACGTAGTCGCTCTGACGTATGACGAGGCCGTTCGTCTGGGCAGTGGCCTCCTTGGGCTCCCACTAAGCGAGGTTCTTTCAATGACCCCACTTGAGCTCATCTGGGCAGTGGAGGGCAGGAGCGAGTTCCACAATTTCCTCTACGAAAGCATGGTTACTGCTGGCTGGCTCTCCGCCGCCCTTGAGCGTCAAAAACGCATTCCTCCTCTTGAGAAGCTTCTCAAGTACAAGAGAAGGGTGAAGAGTAATGAGGAAGCCCGAAAAGAATTTGAGGAGTTAAAGAGGGAATTCGCAGATGGCTGACGCCACAATTGTCGTTGAAGTTATAGGCGACATCTCAAAAGTTAATAGTGCCCTCCAACAGTTCGAGAATGCGACAAGGGATACCTTCAGCAAGCTTGAGGGATTAGGAAAGACGCTCTCGGCTACCGTCACAGCACCACTTGTCGGGGTGGGGACTGCAGCAATCAATGCGGCAATGGATTTCAATAACGCCATGGCCAACGTTGCGGCCCTAATTCCCGAGAATACTCAGAGGGTTGAGGAATTGAAAAGTGCTGTTCAGTCCCTCTCAACAGACCTTGGGAAATCCACCAACGACCTTGCTAAGGGACTGTACGAGGTCATCTCAGCATTTGGTGATTCCGAAGAGACAATAGGGCGACTGGAGGCTGCTGCAAAACTTGCCAGGGCTGGTGCGGCGGATACTGTTGAATCCATCAGGATGCTCGCTGTAGTCACAAAGGCTTACGGTGATACTTCCCTCGAGACTGTCCAAAAAGTCTCCGACTTTGCCCTGATGACCGTCAAGTTGGGGCAGACAACCCTCCCTGAACTCGCAGGCGCCCTTGACAAAGTAGCCCCCATTTCCTCGACGTTGGGCGTCTCCCTTGAGGAGCTCCACACCGTCTTCGCTACTCTTACTGGGGTCACCGGAGATGCTGCCGAAGTGGCCACCCAGTTCAGGGCAATCCTGGGCGAATTCCTGAAACCCAGCAAAGACCTCGCAAAGGTCATCGCCGAGATGGGATATGAATCCGGCCCCGAGTTTGTCAAAGCCATGGGAGGTGTTGTCCCCGCCATAAAAGCCCTGTACGAGCACGTCAACAAGGACGAAGCGGCATTTTCAGCGCTATTCGGAAGGATTGAGGGCATCAACGCCGCACTGGCGCTCGTTGGTCCTCAGGCGGAAACTTTCGGCGAAAAGCTCAAGCAAATGGGGCAGGCTGCCGGGTTCACAGAAGAGGCATTCAAGGCACAGACACAAGGTATTAACGCTGCTGGGTTCACGTGGGAGCAGTTCAAGGCAAAGTTGCAAGTGTTCATGCAAGAAGTTGGCGACAAGCTCCTTCCTGTTCTTACTCGGTTTCTTGACAAAATCTCGGCACTTTTTGATTGGTTCTCTAAGTTGTCCCCAAGATTGCAGAATTTCCTCATCACCCTTGCTGGTGCTGCCGCTGCTTCTGGTCCCATTATGATGGCTGTGGGTGCTATTGGTCAGGCCACAAGTGCTTTTAATACGTTTGCCTCCCTATTTGCCGCAGGTGGGGCGCTTGGCCCGTATGGCCTGGTTGCTATCGGCGTGGGTGCGGTGGCTCTGCTCATCTATCAGAACTGGGACAAAATCAAGGGATT